ATAATAAATACAGGCTTACCTTATAGAGATGAAGAAACTATTTTGACGGACGACGGTACGTCAACTGGAAATCCACTTGATGGAGAAAGTTTATCTTATGAATTGCCTTTCGAGTAAATTGTTTATGAGCGTTTAATTGATTTAAAAGACAATATCAATACAAATTTAATGTACGGGGGTATATTTGACGAAACTATTACACCGGTTAATCCTAAAGTACATTTATTTTACAACGTTTCAACAGCAGTAGGAGCAAAAACGTTAGGATTTATAAATGATATTGGAGGTAAAGAGTTAATTAACGGAAGCGTAAACATATCAAGTCACTCAATAGACTTTATTAATCCACAATATAATTTAGTTTTTGGTATAGAAAATAACGAATGGAACAATTCATCGTCTGAAAATACGTTATACAAAAATTATCATAAAGACTATGTAGATTCTGTATTTAATATTAAAAGAAGAAACTTTAAATACAAAGCTATTTTGCCGTTAAGGATATTAACTCAATTAAAATTGAATGATGTTTTACAAATAAAAAATGATTATTATAGAATCGATAATTATAATATCAATCTTTTAAGTGGCGAAGTGTCTTTAAATTTAATTAATTCTTTTGACAATACTATTAACGGATTTAATGCAAATGTAAACGTATTATATGCCGATTATAGAGCTCAAACTCAAACAGTAACAATAACAAATTTATCAGGATATAGTTATATAATAGAGTCAGGAACTTGGCTCTCAATTACAAGCTCAGGCGATAATGTTTACTTTGCATTTGAAGAAAACAATACAGGCGCAACACGTTCGACAAACGTTTCGATTACAAACACGACTACGTTACAAGTGATTGACATATTTTGCCAACAAGCACCGAGAATAGTAACAGCAGACAACAACATAATAACAGCGGATAATAATATAACAACAGCGGACAATGGCTAAACAAACAATAGGAATAGGCACTACAGCAGGTGACGGAACAGGTGATGTATTAAGAATCGCTTTTGATAAGGTAAATGATAACTTTGATGAGTTGTATAGTGCAACTGGATTTCAAAGTATTTCAGATACAACGAATACGCAAACACTCACTGCTTTGACAGATAATTTAATTTCATTTTCCGCTACACCCGAAGAAAATGGAGGGTTAACATTAATGGATTCAAACGCTAAGATAACACCTGTAGGACTGAACGACATTATAGGGGTTGATTTTTCGTTTACAGGTGTAGTTCCTGTAGGTACAAATTTATCTTTATCGGTATTTCTAAAAGTTGGAGGAGTTAATTATAGGTCAACAAGCCAACCAATTGTAAAAGGGGCTGGTTTAGATGATTACTTTTCTGCGAGTTGGATTTTACCTGTAGGGGCTTCATTCTTTAGTAACGGAGGCTTAATATATGTTAATCCAGTTGTCGGAATGACTATAAAAAATAGATACTTAAGTGTAACCAGAATAGGAAAAGGAAAATGATAGCTGAAATTATAACACTATTGCAGTCGCATACTTTTTATGGAGCTGGCGAATTTACAGAAATAGCAAAAGGAAAAAATGAAACTGATAACTTCTTTAGAAAAATAAAAAGAGCATGGCACTTGAAAAACAAATAAATATAGTTGTTAAGGAAATGGGTTTGGATGCTGTTCAAAAGCAAGTAAATAAGTTAGATAATTCCTTAGAAGATTTAAGCAAAACCAATTCAAACGTTGTTAAATCAATGGGCGATAGTTCAAATGCTGTTTTAGATAATGGTGGAGCTATGGGATTGCTTAACGACGCTACGGGTGGGCTTGCAATGACTGTAAAGGACGCGGTTGAGGCTTCGGTGTTATTTACTAAGAGTCAAAAATTAGCGTCTATACAACAGGCTATTTATTCTACAGTTGTGGGTACTTCTACAGGCGCAATGAAACTATTTAGGATTGCCTTAGTTGCTACAGGAATAGGCGCTTTGGTTGTTGGTTTAGGTTTGCTAATTGCAAACTTTGACAAGGTTAAAAAAGTTGTTTTAAATTTAATACCTGGACTTGCAAAAGTCGGTGAGTTTGTAGAAAATTTAGTAAATGGTTTTACTGATTTTATAGGGGTTACAAGCGAAGCGGAAAGGGCTTTGGCAAGCTTGACAGAGCAAGCGGATAAGTCTTTAGCTATGAATAAGAAGTTTTTAGCTGAGGAAGGAGACTTAGTCAATAAATATACAAAGGCTAAAATAGATGCTAAGAATGCTTATAATGAAGCGATAAAAGAGGAAGGCGCAAATCAAAAGAAACTTGCCGAGAGATTGAATCGTGAGTTATTAGCTATTGATAAAATGCATAATGAAGATTTAGCCAAAGAGAGAAAAGACAAACAAGATAAGATTGATGAAGAAAATAAAAACTTATCAGAAAAAGAAAAAGCACGTTTAGAAAAACAAAGAGCCGATAAAGAAAAAGCCGATGCGGATGCTGATAAAAAAGCCGAAGAAAAAATAAAATCAGATGCTGAAAAGGCTATTGCTTTGGATGAGGAAATTAAACAAGCTCAACTTGATATAGAAGAATTTAGCATTAAAAAAGCAGAAGAAAAAACCGAAAGAGAAGATGCTGAGTCCGCAAACAAAATAGCAAGAATAATTTATGAAAGCGACGAAGAGAAAAGACTTGCAGACGAAAAAATAAACTTAGAAAATCAGGTAAAGGACGCAAAATTAGACATAGCAAATCAAACACTTTCTTTGATTGGTACTTTTGCAAAAAAAGGTAGCAAGTTAGCCAAAGGCGTGGCAGTTGCTCAGGCTACAATGTCAACTTATCAAGGTATTACGAACGCATTTAGCGCACCCTCAACAGTACCAGAACCTTTTGGAATGGCTTTAAGAATTGCAAATGCATCTGTAATCGGAGCGTCTGGATTTGCAAATGTAAAAAACATAATGTCTACTAACGAATCAGGAACAGGAGGGGGCGGTCAATCAAGTGGCACACCATCTGTAAGTGCACCGTCTTTCAATTTAGTACAAGGCACGGGAACAAATCAAATAGCGCAAGGATTATCACAACAAGGCGCGCCAATTAAAGCTTATGTAGTTAGTTCCGATGTAAGCACTTCGCAAAGTTTAGACAGAAATATAGTAAGTGAGGCATCACTTGGTTAACAAAAATGTAACAATAACAAAGTAATTTAGTTTAATTATAAATAATAAAAATATGAAAACCTACCAAGCAAAATATAATCCACTTACAAACAAAGGAGTTTATGGGATTTCTTTAGTTGAAAATCCAGCAATGGAAGGGTTATTTGTGGCTTTATCTAAAGATGAGAAAGTAGAGTTTAAGACCGTAGATGAAGAACAACGTATATTAATGGGATTGGTTTTAGAACCAAACAAACCAATATATCGCAATCAAAACGGCGAGGAGTTCAATATAGTTTTCAACGAACAAACTATCAAAGAATTATCATACGGTTTTTTTAAAAACAATTCGCATTCTAACTCAACTATTGAACATTCTTTAGATAAAAAAATACAAGGAGTTACATTTACTGAAAGCTGGATAGTTGAAAATCCAACTAATGACAAAAGTAATAATTTTGGTTTTAGTTATCCAAAAGGCAGTTGGGTTGCTGTTATGAAAGTTGATAGCGAAGAAGTTTGGAATGATTATGTAAAAACTGGCAAAGTACAAGGTTTTTCAATTGATGCGATGCTTAGTTTAGAAGAGGTAAATTTAAAATCAAATATAAATATGAGTGAACAAGCAAAAACAAACTCTCTTTTAGAGAAGATTTTACTTGCTTTCAGTCCTGCAAAAACCGAAATACAATTAGGTGAAGTTATGCTAATGGATGGAAGTGTTAAGATTGAATTTGAGGGAGACGTTTTAGAAGCTGGAAAATCATGCTGGGTAACTGCCGAGGACGGTACGAGAGTCCCTGTACCTGTAGGCGAACACCCACTTGAGGATGGTACGGTATTGATTGTGGTAACTGAGGGAATCGTTGATTCTATTAAGCCAGTTAGCGAACCAGTAGAACCAGCACCAGCGCAGGACTTAGCAAACGAGGGAGACGGTAAGGTTTCAAACGATGCTAAAATTGCAAGTGAAATTGAAAGTGCTATTAAATCAATCCTGATTAAATACAGCGAACAATCTAAACAGATTGAAGAACTACAAAGTCAATTAACCGAATTGTCAAAACAACCAGCAAGCAAGCCAATTAATGGTACGCCTGTTCAAATTGACTTTTCAAAAATGACAAAACAAGAGAGAATCGCATTTACATTAAATAAAAACAAGAACTAAATATGGCTACTACAGTAACAGTAACATCCAACTACGCAGGTAAAGAGGCAGGCGAAATTGTTGGACAAGCATTTAAGGAAGCGGACACTATCTCAAAAGGATTTGTTACCGTATTTCCTAACGTAAATTATAAACTGAACTTGCGAAAAATCGCAATGACAGGAGGTAAAAGAGAATACACTTGCGGACACGTTCCAGCTGGTGCAATTACTTTGTCTGAAAAAGTTTTAGAACCTAAGAAATTTAAAGATGATTTCGAGGTTTGTAAAGAAGATTTCAGAGCGCAATGGAGTGAGGAGTCTATGGGTGCTTCAGCTCATAACGATAGCGCACCAAAAGACATCATGGATGCAATCTTAGTTGAAAAGCTTGGACAAACAGCTGAGGAATTAGACGACAATATCTGGAACGGTGACGCTACAAATGCAGACGAATTCGATGGTTTCCTTAAACAATTTTTAGCTGATGCAACGGTTATTGACGTTGATTTAGACGCCATTACGGAGGCAAACGTTGAGGCTCAATTGAAACTTGCTTTAGCTTCTATTCCTGTAGATATCAGAAGAAAATCATTGAAAATTGGAGTTTCACCTGATGTTTATATGTTTTACGGATTCTGGCTTGCTTCTAAAGGAGTGGCTAATGGATTAGGTGGAGATGCCAATACAGCACCTAAATTTGGTAAATACACAATTGAAGAAATTAACGGATTGCCAACTTCTACAATTGTAATTGCTGAGCCTAAAAACTTAATCTTTGCAACTGGTTTACTTGCAGACCATAACGAGGTTAGAATGATTGACCAAGATGATACTTTACTTAACGGTAAAATTATCGGTACAATGGTTTACAACGCAGGTGTTGGGTATTACAACGGTGCTGAGATTGTTTGGGCAAGACCTATCGCATAGTTAAAAATAAATAAGTAACAAGGGCGGTTTAGTTATCGCCCTTAATTTAAACATATACATTATGCCATGTGATATTACAGCAGGACGTGATAAGGCTTGTAAACAAGGTTTAGGGGGGTTAGGTAAACTATATCTTTTTAACTTTGTAGAAAATCCTTTCACAGTTACGGCAGGGGTTGCAACAGCGATTAATCCACTTCTTACAACAGTCTTTGAGTATGAACTTGAAGGGGATGGAAACAATGTAGCTGAGTCTTTAGTGTCTGACAGAAATTCAGGTACATCACTAAACACTCAAACGCTTACAGTTGTTTTAAAGAAAATCGATGCGGTTACTTCGGCAGAAATGAACCTATTAGCTTATGGATTCCCTATGGCGGTCGTAAAAGATAGAAATGGAATTTTCCACGCTATCGGAACAGATGACGGAATAGACTTTACGGTAGTTCAATCTACTGGAGGAGCAAAAGGAGATTTAAACGGATACACTCTTACAGGAGTTTCTACTACAGGTGCTTTGTCTCCTAAGTTAGATGCCACAACCGTGACAGCATTTTTAGCTTTGTTGCCGTAACTGTATTTTTTAATTTGTATTTTTTCATTTTTTTTAGTTTTAATTAAACCTCTTTCGTAACAAAAAGAGGTTTTTTTTGTTTTTAATTATATGAAAGTAGTAAATCCAAACGATACAGAGCATTTAATAGCAATTATACCACGTTATTATACTGATGGCGTTTTAGATTTATATCTATATAATGAAGCCACACAAATAGAAACGTTAGTAACGCCTATTTATGTAACGCAAAACGGTATATTGACTCTTACTTTTACTTTTACATTTAATGAAAATGATAAATATCAGGTAAAAATAACCGATGCAAACGGGATAATTTACAGGGACAAAATATTTGCAACGTCACAAGATACGCAAAATTTCAAAGCAACAAACGAACTATACTTTTATGAGTAACGATATAAGATTATTACAATTAAGCAACTATGTACGACCTAAATTAGAAGAAAATAAATCTAAAAATTGGGTTTTAAATGGTAAACAAAATTCATTTTATCAATACGTTATTGATAGGTTTAACGGTTCGCCAACTAATAGCGCAATTATAGACTCTTACTGTAATTTAATTTACGGCAATGGTTTACGTTCTAAAAACGTGAATACAAGTGCTTGGATTAACTTAGTATCTGTATTTAGTTCAAAAGAATTGCGCAAAATTATTTCTGATTTTGAATTGTTTGGCGAAGCTTCTTTTCAAGTTATAAAGGCAAAAGATAAAAAAAGTTTAGGAGCGATTTATCACATACCCAAACAACAAGTTGTACCGTGTTTAGAAAATGATGAGGGATTAATTGAAGGATACTGGCATTCTAAAGATTGGAGTAATCCGCAAAAATACACGCCTGCTTATTACCCAGCTTTTGGAACTTCAAAAGAAGATATAGAGATATATTGCATTAAGCCTTATAAAGCAGGTAAAAACTATTTTTCAGACCCTGATTATTTAAGTGCGTTACCTTATGCCGAAATGGAGGAGGAGCTTGCTAACTTTTATATAAACTCAATTAAAAAAGGATTGTCTGCTGGTTACATTATAAATATTCCAGATGGTGGTACTTTGACACCTGAACAAAAGGATGAATTAGAACGAAAGATAAAAGGCAAATTAACAGGTTCTCCGAATGCTATGAACTTTGTAATTAGCTTTAACGGGAGAGATGCTGAAATCACTATTATACCTTTTCCTGTTAACGATGCTCAGCATAAACAGTGGGAGTATCTGACAGGAGAAAGTAGACAACAAATAATGACAGGACACAAAGTAGTGAGTCCTAAATTATTCGGTATAATGTCAGACGGGGGCTTTGGTAATAATGCTAACGAATTGGACGAGGCAGAGGCTCAATTAATGAAACGAGTTATACAACCGAAACAAAGATATATTACCGAAGCATTAGAGGAAGTTTTGAGTTTTTATAACATCAATTTAGATTTGTATTTTGTCCCATTGACAGAGCAAAAATCTATTGCTATGCATTCTCACGACGAAAAAAAAAAGAATGATTTAGATGAGTTTTTAGGATTGGGTGAAGATGAAGATTTAAACGAGTGGGATTTAATAGATGAACGAGAAGTTGACTATGAGGAGGAGGATAAGATTGATTTACAATTAGCCACTACAGGTACTGCAAATCCAAACGCTAAAAGTGCGCAAGATAGCGACATTTATAAAGTGCGTTATAAATACAAAGGGTCAAATAGTCCGCAAAGGGAATTTTGCCAAAAAATGATGAGCGCATCAAAGATATATCGCAAAGAAGATATTATAGCAATGGGTAGTAAATCGGTAAATGCGGGTTGGGGTGCTGAGGGCGCAAACACTTATTCTATTTGGTTATATAAAGGGGGAGGGGATTGTCACCATAAATGGTACAGAGTTATTTACGCAAAAAAAGACAGAAGTAAAAACCCAGACGTTAATAGTCCTTTAGCCGAAGAGGTTACACCTGCTCAAACAAGAAAAGAAAATAAATTCATTCCCTTAATAGCATTAACTTCGTCCTGATAACATTTATATTCTGTTAATGGGTTTTTGCAAATCCACTTATTAAAACGGTGTAC